TCAACAATCTGGTGATCAGCTTGCTCAACAACCAAGGTTTTGATAACCATGCTCAAGCCCGCCGTATGTTTGACGCCCATCCCCAGAAGGCCCTGTCGCTTATTTGCGGACTTTAAGAAAAGCCTGACCCAATGACCCAGTACGCCACAGCTCGGATGAAGACATCCTGGTAGGCGATATCCCCGCCGATGTGCCGGGTAAGCTCTTCGGTTACGCTCACGACCAATGGATGGTGCACTGGCCGATCATGCCCACCAACTACCTGGTCACGGTGATGACGGGCGGCGAACGGCCCCTGGCCATGCGCGAGCACGAAGAAGCGAGCCTGAAGGGCTTCAAGAAAGTGGCCGAACGCAACGACCACCCCTTCATGGAATCGCAGTGGGAACGGCATGCCGGGTTTGGCGGCTGGAACCGCGTGGCGGTGGTGGTCACCCGTGTGGGCAATGCCACCTACGAAATTCCCACATCGCCGGTGGACTATCGCAGCCCGATGACCTAATTGGATTGATGAGTAGGGGCAGCCAGCGCTCATATTGAGCACCGCTCATACCGAGCCTGGCTGCCCCTCACTTCCTGGGAGACCCTCATGCACCCAAGAATCTTAGCCCAACGAACAGGCATCGCATCCGAGAAGCTGGTGACGGCGGCCCAACGCCTGGCCCAGGCACTCGACCTACCGGAAGACCTGGTCGATGCCCTGATGCCAGGAAGCAACAACAGCCAGATCAAGCCCATGCTGGTGCTCGAAGCCTGCGCCAACCTGGTGGAAGCGGCAACCGAGAAAATCGAGCAGCTGCAGATGGTCGAAGTCGAGACCGTCATCCCGCCTTTGGTGATTGAAACCCCGGAAGGTGACAACATCACCGTGACCGCCGCGCTCGATATCGAGACCACCGAACCCGAACCCAAAGGCAAACGTGGCCGCACCAAGTAGCTACACCGAGACCACCCTGGCTGAGTATGCCCTAAGCGTGCTGGGCCAGGTGGCAGCCTTCATCGGCTGGACGAATTCCGGCAAAGCCGCCGAAGTCGTCAACGACACGCTGCTCGAACTGGGCGTGGACGATATTGCCACCGTCAGCGGGCCCGAAAACATCCGTCGCCTGCGGGCGGTGGCTCGGTATCACGCCTGGAAGGCGGCAGCCGAACTGACCAGCGGAAAATATGACTTTTCAACCGGCGATTCGGGCAGCTTCAAACGCAGCCAGCTGCACCAGATGGCCCAGGAAAACGCCGAGAAAGCTCGCGCTGAAGCCAACGAAGCAGGCCTGGCTGCCGGTGTCGAAGCCTATCCCGGCTACGAAGTGACCACGGTGCAGACGGTCTTCCAAGACCCATATCAGGCTGGATACCGAGCCGAAGAAGGTGTTGAGTGATTGACGACGCTGAACTGGCCGACATGCAGGCCGACGCCGTGGAGAGTCTGACCGATGCCTGCACGGTCTCGCACACACCCCTGGTATCCGACGGCGCTGGCGGCCAGACCAATGGCACGCCGGTGCTGTATGGCCCATATGCCTGCCGGGTAGAGCAGAGCGACCGCAACGCGGATGCCAACCCCGTCGTCGCCGGTGGACACTCCCCCCGGCGCTATGTGTATATCGTCCTGGAGCCGGACGCACTCGTTTCCCCGCAGGACACCATCGCCATCGGGGCAAAGCGCTACCCGGTGATTGCCATCCCCGACCGCACGCTTTCCATACTCCTGCGAGTGCAGTGCTGGGAGTCCCTTTCATGATCAAGCCCGTGGTGCAAATCATTGAGAACCGCATCCCCCTGCTGACCGGTGTCATCCGCCAGCGGGCGGGCGATTTGACGATGAAAACGGCGCTTCAAATCCAGGGACGCATCCGCACAGGCATGGCTGAACCAAAAACCGGGCGGATGTACCTGCGGCGCGGGATTGCACACCAGGCCAGCGCCCCGGGCGAGATGCCTGCCGTGGATACCGGCTTCTTGACCAACTCGATCCAGGTCGAACGCATGCCCGACGGCGTGAGTGCGGCGGTCTTCACCAACGCCGAGTACGCCGAAGTGCTCGAACTGGGCGGCGTACACATCGAAGCCCGCCCCTTCATGCAACCGGCAGCGGATGCTGAGACCGCCCCCTTCGAAGCCGAAGTGACCCGCTTACTGCTGGGTCTATAACCTGATAGGGTTGTGAGATGGAAATACTCGACATCGAAACCCTGATCCACACCCGCCTGACCGGCGATCCAGCCCTGGCTGCCATTGTCGCTGACCGGGTGTACTCGTTGGACGCCCCGGCTGGTGCAGACTTGCCATACATCGTCTTTCGCCTGAGAAATGCACCGACGACCAATGGCGTGGGCGGCCAGGTAATCCTGACGCGGGCCAGCTATTCAGTGGTCGTCTCCGGTGAAACCCGGAGTCTCCTGGCCTTGAAAACAGCAGCCGAACGGGTGCTGGCGCTCTTGCAGGGCAACTTCGGAGCCATCGGCGGCGTGCTCAAGGAGCAGTTGGCTTACCCGGAAGACTACGACGGCACTTCATACCGCCATCTTGGCGGCCTATTCGACTTTTATGCTTCGCCCGCATAGGGCATGCAGGAGGTTCACATGCCTGACCGAGCATCCATTTTTCAGAATGCACAAATCGGCGTCGAAACCACCCCCGGCACAGCCGTGCTGGCGACGAAACAGCTTTCGTCCCTGATGATCAGCATGGGGATGAAGTTCGACGTGAAAAAGTATCGCCCTTCGGGGTATCGCTTCCCCACCATTGTCGTCCCCAACAAGGAGTGGGTGGAGCACAAACTGAGCGGCCCGATCACCTATACCGAAATGGTGTACCTGCTCAGTTCGCTGATCAAAACCGTCACGCCGACGGGCGCGGGTGCGGAAAAGACCTGGGCCTTCTCGCCCACCACCAAGAAGGAAGACCCCCGCAAGACATACACCCTGGAGCAGGGTGATGTATACCGGGCGCACCGCGTGACCAACTTCCTGGTGACGGCGCTGACGCTGAATTTCAGTCGTGAAGAGTGCTCGCTGGATGGCACAGCCATCAGCCGGGCGCTGCAGGATGACATCAACCTGTCCACCAGTGCCAAATACACCCTGACGGCGGCGGCATCACCGCCCACCGCCGGGACGTTCACGTTGACCGTCGGCGGCCAGACGACAGCCACCATCCAATACAACGCCACCACCGCCCAGGTGCAGGCAGCGCTCGAAGCGCTCTCGACGGTTGGTGCAGGCAACGCGGTGGTGACCCGCACCACCGGCACTTCCACGCTGGCCGTCGCCAATTCGGTGTACACCGTCGAATTCGTAGGCGACCTGGGCCAGCAGGCAGTGACGATGACGGGGACGTTCACCGGGCTGACCCCGGCCAGTTCAATCTCTCTGGCTTCGAGCCAGGTGGGTGCAGCCCCGACCGAGATCAAACCGGTGCCGGTACTGCCCACGCATGTCTGCATCTACATGGCCGATACCCAGGCCAATCTGGGCGCCGCATCGCCGATGAACCGCGTCATCTCTGGCTCGTTCTCCCTGTCGGATATGTATGCGGCTTTGTGGGCACTCAACCGCAATGTGACATCCTTTGCCGCCACCATCCCTACCGAGCCAACCCTGGGCCTCAAGCTGAAAGTGGAAGCCGACGACGAAGGCATGACCCCGCTGACGGCCATTCGAGCCGGGCAAACCCGGTTCTTCCGCATCGAGGCCATCGGCGACACCATCAGTGCTGCCCCATACAAGCTGAACATCGACTTCGCCGCCAAGGCTGAACAGCCGTCGGAATTTGGCGACGAAGATGGCGTCTTTGCCCTGGAGTGGTCATTCACCGGCGTTCACGACGTCACCTGGGGCAAGGCCACCGAACTGACCCTGGTCACCGATGTGGCGAGTTTGTAGGCACAACGAAGGAGCAAGCATGAGCCTTTCACTTGGCAATCCCATTCTGGATGAACGCACCGTACCGGTGGTGGTGGGGCAAGACCCGGTCACCGGCAAAGATGTCACGGTATTGGTGGTCTACGTACCCAGCCAACTGACACCCGTTGTCGAAGCGGCGGCCAACCGCCTGTATTCGATGGGCCTTTCCGGCTCCGGCACAGCCAGGCTGCTGTCGGGCATGATCAAGGATTGGTGGATGGTCGATGCGGACGGCCATGCCCTCGAGCCTGAACCGAACGAAAGCGAACTCAAGGCCACCTACGAAGACATGCTGCGTGTGCCGATCCCGGTCTTGGGCTGCATCCTCGATGCGCTGCTGGCCGACGTACGCCAGGAAAAGGAAACCCTAAAAAACTCAGGCGGTGGCTCGCGAGCGACGGCGAAGTCGGGGCGTGCCCAGGATGGTACCCCGTTGTCAAAGCGGCGCGCATCGCTGGCGTAGCGCCCTGGGAACTGGCGCAGCAATCGGCGGCGTGGACGTGGATGATCCTGACGGCCAACGCCGCCGAAGCCGGGGCGATGGAATCGAAATACCGGCAGCAAGCCGCGCAGCCACCAACCTGAAAATCAATGCTATGGGCGGGCCGGACGGATGAGTCTGTTCTGCCCGTCTCGTTTTTCTGGAAATCACCATGTCTATCACACTGGCAAAGCTACTCGTCGTCGTCGGCTCGGATACCGCCCAGGCTGAGAAGGGGCTGGCTGACGTCAACCGCGCCCTGAAGGGTTCGGAAGAGATCGGTCGCACGGCCCTGGGTGTGCTGGGTGGGCAGTTGATGATGGCAGCCATTCGCGGCATCGCTGGCCTGGCGGGTGAAGCGGTCACTTCATACGCCAACTTCGAGCGCCTGGGCATGTCGCTCAACGCCCTGACCGCCCGCGAAGCCATGCTGACCGGCCAGGCCAATTCGATGGCCGAAGGATTGGAACTGACGCGCAGCAAGGCACAGAACTTGCTGGCGACGACTCAGAAGCTGGCCATACTCAGCCCCTTCAGCCAGGAAACGGTCAGCACGCTGACCCAGACCACGATGGGCTATGGCATGGCGAGTTCCATGTCGATGGATTTGACGCAATCGCTCGTTGACCTGGCATCGGCTACCGGGCGCGGTGAGAAAGACCTGAACCTGATGGGCCTGGCCTTGGGCCAGGTGTGGGCGAAGGGCAAGCTGACCGGCGAAGAGATGCGCCAACTCACCAACGCCGGGATCACGGTGTCGGATGTGGCGCGGGCGATGAAGATACCCATCAGCGAAGTAGCCGACTCGATCAAGGCCGGGGAGATTGCCGCCAAAGACCTGATCCCGGCCTTGATCGACGTGATCAACACCGATTTCGGGGGTGAAGCAGAACGCCAGGCCACAAGTTGGGCCGGGCTGATCACCACCTTCTCAGACCTGAAAGAAATCGGCCTGCGTGAGTTCTTCAGCGGGACTTTGCAGGAATTGCAGCCGTTGGCGCAGGAGTTGGCTAACACACTCGGCAGTGCTGAGTTTCAGCAGCGCATCAAAGAGATGGGGGCCGCTTTCGGGCAGACGATGGGCGAGATGGTTGCCACGGGCCGTGAAGTGGTGGCGATGTGGGCAGAACTAGACCCTGCGGCGAAAGGGACACTTCTGACCTTTGGCGGTATCCTGCTGGTTGGGCCGCAGGTGGTCAGCACGTTTGTTGGCATCACGGCCGGTGGCGTGAAGCTGGTGCAGGTGCTGACACAGCTGCAATCTGGAGTCGGCTTTTTTGCCGTGGCCCAGCAAGGAGCCATCGGCATGACCGGGGCTTTGCTGCCCCTGGCTGCTGCTGCGGCAGCGGTGACGGCGGCCTTCGTCAAATACCGCGACGTGCAGAACCAGATCGACCAGGGCAACCAACAGACATCCAACTCGTGGCAAGACTACATTGCCCGATTGGTTTCTGGTGGGGCCAGCTCTTCTCAGGTGATGGATGCCATCATCGCCAAGCAGACTGAACTCAACGCCATCTCGGCGGAAGCTGGCCCGCTCTTCAACGCCGTGGCAAAGGCGATGGGGGCTGAGTATGCGCCATCGCTCGAACAGGTTAGCACAGCGCTAAAATCGTCGGGAGCCAGCTACGAAGAGTATGCCGGATACATCTACGATTACCTGGATGCTATTGGTCAAACACCGCGGTTCGAGCGTGAAGCCTGGATGGAAGCTGTCAGAACGGGTGAAGCGATGGATGAATTGGCCGGTGAACTGGGTGTCTTGACGCCGGAAGTATATAAGAGCACCGTCGCCATCGCCAGGCAATCAAACGTGGTGGACATGACGGCAGATGATTGGCAGCAATATCAGCGGTACATGCTCCAGGCGTCTGCCACCAACGTTACCCAGACTCAGACCCAAACCGAGCAGAATGTGGCGATGATGGATGCCAGGGACATCCTGAGCACCGTCTCCGAGATTCTGACCGGGATGGATGGTTCGGATGCCATTTTGAACAACCTGTCGGTTGCGATGGGTGTTACCGCCGAAGCGTCGCTCCAACTCGAAAGCGATGTGTCGCTGATGGCGGAAGCATTCCAGGAAGGCATCATCAACGAGGAACAATTCACGAACGCCATGCTCGCTGCCAACAACGGCACATTGCAACTCAGCGACGGCCAACGCCAGGCGCTTGAGACATCTCTGGCCCTGGCCGATGCCCAGGGGGTGAGTGGTGAAGCGGCTGCAGCTGCGGCTGGCAAGTATTGGGGGCTGGCCGAAAGCCTGAAAGGGGCCGGGCAAGCCGAGATCGCCAAGACACTGGTCAGTGAACTGACCACCGCCCTCGACGAAGGCAAAATCACCCCGGAGCAGTATGGCATTGCGATGGCTGAGCTTGGCGACGCCTATGGATTGTCGGATGAGAAAAGCCGTGCGCTGGCCATGGGCATCCCGCTGCTGACGACTGCGCTCAGTAACGGCCTGATCCCGGTCGAGAATGCCGACGAGGCGTTGAAGTTCCTGGTCGAAGATGCCAAAGACGGGGTGGTCAATTTTGATGCCCTGGTCAAGAAATGGGGAACGGTGCCCCAAACGACGGGCGATATTGCCGCAGCACTCAGCACCGACCTGACGACACCCCTGTCGAGCGATATCCCGAACGCATTCCTGGAAGCAGGGAATGCGAGCGATGCGTTCAACAAGAAGCTGATGGAACTGCAAACCTGGTTGATCAACAACCCACTGGTCGTCACGGTCACGATGCCGGAAGTGACCGTCCCTTCTACGGGTGGAAGTGGCGGGGGTGGTGGGCAAACCAAGCCCGGTGCAGGTAGCGGTGGCGGAGGTAGCAGCGGTGGCGGTGGTAGTACTCGGCGCGGAGATACCCAACAGGATTCAACCGTCATCGTCAACCAATACAATTACAGCCAGGGCGCGGTAGCCGTTGCCAACGCAGAGATTGAGCGATTACGCAGGCAGCAGACCGGCGTTCTGATGGGACAATAACATGGCTCTGACACACAAAATCAGCAATTGGCTCAATACGGTGGTCTACGATTTCACAACCAGTGAATTGATGATCTCTGATTCGGGGTGGAGAATTCAGGGCTTGAAGGGTGGAAAGGTCATCGAGACCATGACGCTCTTTAGCAATGGTGCGCGTGATGACATTATCGACGCGGTCAATAAGCTGAACTTGCTTGGACGCATGGCACGCGAATGGATAGACGATGATCGTCAAACGGATGCGATTTGGTACTACCTGTATGGGGATAGCGAAAATCCCAAGCGGGCGTTAGTTTATGACATCACTATCATCTCTCTCCCATCGGGGATGTCGAACCCGACTCTCTCGGTTGGGGCTGGAATTTACCAGCTCGCTATTACACGCGCTGACCTATGGGAAGACACCAGCGAGCAAGCGCTTGCAGCACAAACGTTGAGCGCTTTGGGCGGAACCGCATCCCTGGCCAGCATCACCGGCGATGAAGATGCGCGGTTCGAGCGTTTTTCGGTGTATTCGAATTCCAGTGGTTCGATTATGACCAACGGTCTGACGAAACTTTGGTGGGGGATGCGCTATGGAAACACGAGCGGATTTGTAGCCAAACACGAGATCGAGGACGCATATATCAACCCGGCGTGCTCGCCCCTGCCAACGACACAATCGGATAGCACTGCATCTGGAAATGTGGTTGTTCAATGGCTGACGAGTGCAACGTTTCAGAACATTTGCGGCGATGTCTTGCAGGGGTGGTTCAGCGGTTTTCCTACCGGGTATACGGGGCGATATCTCGTTCTGCTGCGTTGCAAGATCAGCACAGCCGGAACGGTGCGCTTGCAGTTTCGCTATGGGTCTGCTGGCGGTGAAGTATCGCTCGGAGATCGGTACATCACCAACACGGATTATCACCTGATCGAGATGGGAGAGATCAACATCCCGCCTGGGCCGTGGCGAGCGGCGGCGGCGACCTTTGGGGCCGGGCGTAACTCGGCGGCTCTGTATATTTGGGGCCAGCATATGACCAACCAGGTGACCCTCTCACTCGATTGCCTGGTTCTCATTCCGCTTCAGGCTCACGGGTACGCCAGGGATGCCCTGGCTGGTTACCTGGTGAGCGGGTGGACTTACGGCTCCAACTTCTTTCATTTCGAGAACGACAAGTTGCACGCCCAAAATTATGCCAAAAACGGTGCCACACTCTCCAGCCTGTTCGGGGCCGTGCAATACAACGGGGAAACCTGGCGCTATTTGCGGGCGGGCGGTGTGCTGGTGTTTGCGGGCGAACGCGATGCGGGCCAGAACAAGGACGACACGATCAAGGTGGATGGTAGCTATTTCAGGAGATACCGCACCCATGCAGACTCAGTCTAAAGATTACTCGCTGGACGTATTTGAGAACGTTCTGACCGGGGGCGCATGGGTCGGCACAATCACGCAGAATGCCGAAAACTGGAAGCGCAGCATACGCCGCCAGGGTGGTTTTTGGGATGGAAGATTTCGGTTACGTGATACCAGCAAGAGCTATTTGGAAGATTTTTTCAATACCCAGATCATGGCCCACATCGAAGAGAAATGCGGCGGGAGCGTGACGTGGGAAGGGTTTATCGGCGAGATGGATTCTCCTACCCAGGATCGGGACGGGTACTATCTCGATGTGGGTGCGTATGGATACGTGCAGACGCTGGCGTCAACCTATGTGAGCGTTGGGGATGGTACGACGACGGGTAACGCCAGCATCTGGGTAGACAGCATTTTAGGCACCGATTGCGAGTATTTGGCCTCGAAGGCCGTCAGCCTGAATGCGCTGCAGGTTCTGTACAGTAATAAAAATTCCCCACGGGTATGGGATGAACTGATGCGAATTACCGAACTCGGCGACGGCACCGGTGCGCCGTGGCGGTTTTACGTGGACGTAGGCCGGAGGGCCGTATACCAGAAGGATGACACAAGTGTGCAGTACTACGTGAACGGTGGAATCAGGCGGCGGCGTTCGTGGCTGACGATGTGGAACGCGGTTGGGGGCAGCTATATTGACACCGCCGCTATTGTGCAACCGTTGAGTGTGGCGACCAATGCCGAAAGCGTGCGGCGCTATGGACGCCGCGAGCAGCGCATGTACCGAGATGGCTTGCCAGCAGCAGCAGCAACGGCTTTGCGAGATACGTACCTGAAGGAAAACGCATATCCCTGGCCGCGGCCGGTAGGTACTTACGGTGCGGTTGATTTGTATGACAGCATTGGTGACAGGGTAAATGTGTTGCCCTGGCTTGTGCACCCGGACGGTGCAATCAGGGATTTGGGCTATTCATACAGCGGTAGCGACTACGGCGGATGGATGACCGATCAACGCGATTTCATGGTTGACGAGGTGGTCGCCGATGAAAAAGGGGTCAGCTTGCGCACATGGCTATTCAGCGACGCCGACTTACTCGAGGCCCAGTTCCGTTATGCCAAAGAGACTGATGAACTCGATTACGACCTGAGAGATTGACATGGCAAAAGACTCAACGCTTGGGCAGCAGGGCCTTGCTCGTGACGCGGAAGCAACACGAGTACTCAATTTCAGTAAACCGGTTCCTGGGGGCACTATCGATCATGGTGGAACACTGGGGCTTGGCGATGATGATCATGGGCAATATCTGCATCTTTTCATCGTCCGCACAATCTCGGCCCAACACACCTTCAGCCCAGGCATTGGGCTGGCTCCATTTTTGATTGGGCCAAGCGCCTATGGGCAGACGGTGGTTGGCTTTCGAGCCGATGAGCTGAACAAATCCATCAGTGCCGGAAGTGGCCTCACCGGTGGCGGTGCATTGACGGCCAACCGAACGTTGGCAATTGACTGGGGCAGCCCGGTCATCACGACCATCCAGCCGAATGATTCTGCAAACGCTGGAACCAGCGCCAACGCTGCCCGCTCCGATCACCGGCATGCAATCAGCGTGGGCGTGCCCGGAACCATCAACCTGAACGATACGGCCAGTGCGGGTTCAGCGACCTCCTTCGCTCGCTCCGATCACCGGCACGCAATATCCTATGGAGCGGTGACCGACATCACCCCGGATGTCTCAATGGAGTGGGGCACATCCACGAATTTCGCCAGCGCCAGTCACCGGCATGGCATAACCACCGCAGCGCCGGGGGCGAACAGTGTCAATCTGGCGGCCAGCGCCAAGGGCACAGGCAACTATTTTGCACGCGCCGACCACACCCACCAACTCGACCAGAGCATTGCCCCCACCTGGACGGGCGATCATATCTTCCAGGGATTGCTGACATCACGCCATCACCTGCCGCAGCTGACCGATACCTACGACCTGGGCAGCAGCACGAAGCTGTGGCGCAAGGGCTGGTTGGCAGAGTTGGATGCGATTTTGTTCGCCCAAAACACGATCACGCTGCTGGGCGGTTGGTTTCTGATCAGCAAGGGCGAAGGCTCACTGCCTGCCGATGTTGCGGTGGGGGCAACACAGATCGACTTTGGGGCTGGGGCCAGCCTGGCAACCAACGATTTCGTGTTGTTTCGTGCTGCCGGGCAGATGGAGTACATGCAGATCGGCACAAATGTGTCGGGCAATATCTGGAACGTCACTCGCAACCTGGATGGTAGTGGGGCCAATAGTTGGGTGGGCGGTACGCCTTATGTGAACCTGGGCTATAACGGCACCGGGCGCATCGAACTGAATGCCTATGACACGCCACGCATCCAGATACTGAGCCAGGGAACCAGCTACAACAGCCAGGCCGAAGTCAGCCGTTTGGGTGATCTGAATGGCAATTGGGGCTATACCGGGCATGCTTATGGCATCGCCTTGGGCGAGTATGGGGCCAACAAGGCCAACTTGACCTGGGATGCCACCAACGGCTTGAGACTTCGCACCTACACCACCACGGTGCTTCAGCTCGATAACGCCGGGAATGCAGACATCACCGGCAAGCTGCGATTGCCAGGCAGCAGCAGCGCTTTGGACATCGGCACGACACCGCCCACGGCCAGCAATTCTGGCACCGGGCTGTGGCTGGATCGAACCGGTCTGTACAGCCTGCTCAGTAATGTCTATCAGGTAAAGATCGACGCCACCACGGGGCGTTTTCTGGCCGGGCAGGGAAAGGTGTATGCCGATGCCAGTGGCCTATCGCTGAAGCAATCATCATCCTACGACAACCAGGCATCCTTGCGCATTGTTGATGCGTCAGAAAACTTGTGTTCTTCCGTGAGGGGTTACGTTACATCGGCGAACAACCAGATTGACGCCTGCGCCTTTCAGCTTGCGGGCAAGTATTCTGGCGCATCCTTGAGTGCGTTTGGCGATACGGGGATGGGGGCGGGCTGCACCATGACCGCGATGGAGGGGAACGGGGCGACAAACCACATCGGGCAGATATATGTTGGCGCAACATCGAGTGCCCTGTCGGCGTCCGCATGGTCGCTGAGTATCTCTCGTGGCACAGGCCGAAGTGTTTACATGGAAGGCAGAGTAGATACTTCAGCGGAAAAGCTGACGATAGCTATCAATGGTGCGTCGCCGGAGCAGTTCACCTTGACGAGTTCTGCGCTCACATTGCGAACAAGCATCTCTGCCACCGGAAATGTATCCACGGTGGGCAGCTTCGCATGGGGGCAGTTCTTGTACCCACCCAATACCGCAGACTATTACGAGGGAGCGGCAAGCATTGACCCAAAGATAATGCTCGGTATGTCTGTTATGAAAATAAATACCGAGTTCAGGCGGCAGCCTCAACCGGCTGTTGCTGCAAAGATACTTGGTAACCGAGTCGTTCCAGCCGCTTTGTCAATCGTTTGGCAGTGGCT